CAGGCAGTTTCCACTTGGGAGTGGCGAGTCTGGTGTGTAGCAGCTAGCATCTGGATGGTAGATGGTGTCTACGTCTTAGGTGACCTAGACACCCTTCCAGATTTGGTGGGGATGCTGAACCAGATGAGCCCCCGGTTTGTGGAGCTTCTCTATTTCTGTGTCCTTGGTTTCTTCAACCGGGTACGCAAGGCTGCGGTTTACCTGGAACCCTACCTGTATGAAGAAGAGTCCAGGCGTTCCTGGATGCTGGTGGGGAAAGATACTCTGTCTAACAGCTTGGGGGCAGGACTTCCTGGGTGGAGTGCCCTGGGCAAGAACACCCTTCAGGCTGGCTGGATTGGTTGGAACAGTACTGAGGATGAGCGTCATACTTCGGAGTATCAATGGTCTTTGACCAAGACTAGCCTAGGGCCCCATGCCCCCAAGGCAGTTACCAAGTTAGATTCGGCAGATAGGTCCAAGAAGCTCAATGAGAATCTCCATAGGGAGAGTGTCATTGAGAAGTTTTGGTTGATCTACTGTGGTGTTCTAACTGAGGATGGGAAGAGTGCAACTGATGATGACCGTCAGGAGATTCATCGGGCACGGACACCGGATGAGCTTTCTGAGGAGATGCAGAGATGGGTCTCTGGGAAGGAAGACTTCCATGACCGAATTGTCAATGGCTACAAGAAGGACATTCGAGAGAAGTTCATAACTGAACAGCAGGAGAGGGAAGAGGCTCTTCAAAGGGCAAGGGAAGAAGCCAAGAAGAGAGATGAGACGATGGGGATGGAAGTGCCTGTCCTTGTGGGCTATACTCCAGATCAGATTCAGGAGCTTGTGGCTCGGAGAGGGCCTCCAGGGGTCCAGTCCATTGTTTACGGTGACAAGGCTGTTGATATTTATGAGAGATATCTTCAGAACAATCCTTCTCCCGGTAATTTGGTAGTGAAGCAGGGACAGGTAGTGGTTCAGGGACAGCAGGATAGTGGTGAGAATCTTGACCAACTCCTGGCTCACCGCAGAGTCACTCTGAAGTAGGGACTACAATGGTCCAGAAAAGTATCCTCGGGCAATTCAAAGCTGATATGGAGCTTGTTCTTTCTCAAAAGAGTAAGAATGAGCTTTTCAAAGCTGTGAAGGATCTTGAGAAGAAGTTCCTTATCAAAATTGACACAGGAAATGCAAAACGGAAATTCACTGACCTGATTGAAAAGGTTACTGACGCAGGTCTCAAGACTTTCACCACTGAAATAAGTAGTGGTTTGGAGAAGGCTGCCGATACATTCGAGAAGAGTCAACTAGCTGGTATCAAGAATCTACACAAACTGGATAGGGGCCTACAGCAAAAGAATCTAACTGAAGCTCAAAGGAACAAGATAAAGATTGAAATCAGAGATGTAATGACTCTGATGAATAATGAGAAGAAGTTATACAAGCTACGGGTCAAGGGGGACACTAAGAGGTTCAATGAACTCTATAAGATGTCAGAGAAATTCACTGAGGAGTTCGGTGAAGGTTTGTGGGGTGGCATTTACAAGGGTGTCAGTGGTTTTGCTGGGGACTTGGTTGAGGGTGTTGAAGAGGCTTTCAACAAGGTTAAGTCTGGTGACCTGAAGGGATTCTTTTCTACTGTTTCAGGGGGTATATCTAAAAAGCTCAAGGCTGTGGGTGAGCATCTTCAGGTAATAGGGGCCAAGAGTGGCTCTGCGGGGATTGAGGGCCTTGGTGCGGTAGTCACCGGATTAGGTGCCGCAATAGGAATCATTGGGGGGGTTGTATTAGCGTTCGGGGCACTTTTGGCAATGGTTGTCGAGGTAGACTCCCGTGCCAAACAGTTCAACAAGACCCTTGTTACAGGTGTTGGGGGTCTTGATATTTATGCTTCCGGTGTTGGGACTATTAGGGAGAACCTGAACAATCTCCGTAAGACCATCACTAACATGGATCTCCAGTGGGAGACTGGAAAGGATGCCAAAGAACTCGCCACTATGATTGGTGAGTTTTCACAGGCAGGTATCACTGTCAGGAGCCTCCAGGGAGATATTACCGGGTACGGTCATGCCGCAATCGAAGCTGGAAAAGCACAGAAGGAACTTGGTAGGCATCTCTCAAATCTTAGTGCTACTGCAAATATGGTTGGTTTGAGTACCTCTGAAGTTGCAACTAGCTTCGGGGACTACATGGATGAGCTTGGTGTATCTCTTGATACTATTGAGGAGAAGTTTGATGGCATCGCTAAGATGGCGATGAATGCTGGTTTCTCTACTCGACGTTTCTACTCCATGGTCATTCAGGCTACTGCGGGTATGGCTACTTACAATGTCAGAATTGAGCATGTTGCAAATATGCTCACTAAGATGACCAAGATCCTTGGGCAGAAAGAAGCAGCAAACTTCTTGCAAGGCTTCACCAAGAGATTCTCTGGTATGAGTGCTCAGGATAGAATCAAAGCCCACATGATTATTGGTAGTAAGAGAGCTCAAGGAGATTTCCAGAGGTCTGCCGAGAGGACTGCCGAAGGCTTCTTCACTGAATTCCTCAAGAGAGGGCAAACAGAGTCAGGGGCAGAAAACCGCCATGAACAAGGGGCAAAGGTCCTAGCTGCACATGGTATTGATACTGAGACTCCTGATAAGATGATGGCTCAGATGGCACGCATGAATGCCACACAGAGAGCACAGATTGTATCAGACCTACAAGGTGCTGGTGAAGCTGGGATGGCACGGCAGATTCAGACATTGAACCAGAACATTGCAGGTATGACAGGTGGTTTGAATGCCTGGGTGTCCAACGTAGAGTCTTTGGACCTTGGGGCACAGATGACTGCCACAATGCAGCAAGCAGGGGCTTTTACAGGTGGAAATGTCAATGGAGTCATGGGTGCGGCTGTTTCTGAACAACTAGGTTTGGACCCTGAGACACGTCACCTTTACAACCGGGTGATGGAGACCGTTCATGGCGATATAGCCAACATGAAGGAAATTGCCTCGGGTCAACAGCAGATGTCAGAGAAGGAACAGAACAGAAGGTTCGGGGCTCATGTTGTGACTCGGAGGGATTCCCAAGGTAGAGAAACTCAGCACGCTATTACAGAATTGGGACATGATCTTGGTGACTTGAATGACCGTTCTAATGCCACAGCCCAGGCATTTGTAGAGAACTATGTCAATCAGCATCAGGAAGACCTACAGACTCCTGCTACATCCATTGAAGCTCTCAATGAACAGATCGTAGCAAACACCTTGGATATCAGCACCAAGATTGACATGGGGGTCACTCACTACCTGGAACTTATCTCTGGGTATGCACAAGGCATCCTTCAATTCTTGGGCCTTCAAGGGGACCCTGCGGCAACAGCAGCTAGGCAGCAAGCTACTGATATGCTAGTTCGAAGGTCTGAAGCTGCAATGAGAGATGTTTCTACAATTCCAGAGAAGATTGCTAAGATACAAGAGAAGCTACGTACTGGAAAATACCAGAGTCTACAAGATAGGGAAGCAGCACGAGCAGAGATAACTAATCTTGAGCAGCAAAGAACACAGAGACTAGCACAGAGTCAGGCTGCTACACAGTTGGCTGCGGCTGTGGCAAGGCAACGTGGGAGTGGGAGTTCTGAGGATCAGATCCATGCTGCTTTGGGGAGCATGGATTGGGATACACGGCAAGCAACAAGGCAATCTCTTGGTATTGATACCAACATCACTAACGAACAACGGGCAGCAGCCCGTGAACAATTCCAACGTGAACTGGATTCTAATATCCATCCGACTTCAAATGTGAATGTAATGAGTCTTGAAGATTCAACTATGCGTAGCTCCGCTGTGCGGGGGAATCAAGCCGACTTAGACAGACTCATCATGCAGAACAGGGACATAGCCTTTGGGTTACCTGGGGCTCCTGGGGCTACTCCTACTCCTGGAGTGCCTGGGGCAACCGTGGCACCTACAGTTCCCGGTGCTCCTGCGGCCCCAGGGGCTCCTGTAGTTACAGAGACTGGTGCCCCTCCAGTTGCACAAATCCAAGCTGCGGCACAACCTGTTGAGCTTGGGACAGTGCCCGTAGTGGAAGCTGTCCATGCTCTGCCCACGGTAGAGATGGCAGAAAGAATCTCTGCTACTGCCACCAATGAGATTGTGACTGAACTCAAGATACTCAGGAAAGAGTTCAAGATCAAGTACCCTGGTATTTGGGCACCTGTCTTCCGCAAGGCTTTCGAGGAGTCCTTCCCTGAGACTATAGCCGTTGCTGTAGCAGATGAGTTTGATGAGAGACAATTTGAGAAGTTCCTCCGGTCTGTCGGTTACCAGGGGGATATGCAGACTGCCATCAATGACTATATGGGGAGGGGTGAAGATTCCACAAGGTATCAGTTGAATCCCACAGACTTGAATCAAGTCAGGACTGCTTTGGCTGCAACCCAGGGTACCTCTACAGTTGGGTCCATCATAGGAGCCCCAGCTATCTCCGCAACGGGCTTGGGTCCAGGAATGGCAGAGCCTTATGTGACCCCCCCTTATGTGACCCCCCCTCATGTGACCCCCCCTCATGTGACCCCCACTGCACATGACTTCATCTATCGTGGGGATGGTTCACAGGGGGTTATCACTCCTATTGACACAGCAGATCAGTTCTTCGGTGCCAAGGCAGGAGGCCCCATTGCTAATGCTATGGGTGGCTCGGTTACCATTCACATCAATGGTGGGGATGAGCAACGCATCTTCCAGGTAGTCCAGAGGGCTATGCGGGAGATGGGTGTTGCACCTTCCAGGGGGACCTCGAATGCCTGATCAAGGCACATACAGGTTTCGGTCCCTGGTAAATTCCCCAAGGGATGAGTTTGACGGTAGGGGTGTCCGTCCTGTGGTGTTTGACATCATAGCCCCGGATAGAGTGACTAGCCTACTCCCAGATGATATCAAGCTGGTACTCCACATCAACCCTACAACGATGAAGTTCTCTTACCAGAAGGTCATCGAGAGGGCTCAGACCAAGGGGGGCTTCGTGGAGTTCCATTGGGGGGATCAACCTGCCGAGATTGCTTTTGAAGCTGCTACGGGGGGCTTCATGCGGTTGTACTCGGGTCTTTCCAATGTCACAGGTCCAGGTCCTAGTAATAGCAAGATCCTACCTTCTTCAGCTAAGTCATCTTCCGTTGGGGGTACTAGGAGAGAGACAATTGCTTACGACAAGTACCTGGATTTCCTGGCCCTGTACAAGAACAATGGGGCAATCTACGATACTTATGGGAACATTGCTCTCCAGGGTCAGGTTCGGATAACATTCGATGGGGGTTCCTGGTGGGGTTACTTCAACGCTTTCTCCGTCAGTGAGGATGCACAGAAGCCCTATCAGTTCACTCTATCAGCAGGGTTCTCAGTGGAAAGGGAAAGACATCAACTCAGGTCTGTGCCATACACTCTTCCAAATGCACAAGAAGCGACTCAAGTGTACCCCAGGACCCCTACTTTTAGAGGTAGAAGCCCTGGGACTGCCCCCTAGAGTTGCTGAAGACTAACGATGAACAACGATGAGAGGCTACAACCAGCCAGGGCATTCTCAGGTCTAGTACAGGGTCCTGAGTTCCAGGTTGAGTATGAGAATCAGCAAACCATCCCCCTGTCTGGGGCGAAGGATGCTAGAGCTCTATCCCCTTTCACGATGAGGGTGGTTCTACCCAACATACTGACAACTGAGGGTTTGCCTCAAGGTGGTAGAATCACACGGTATGATGCCGCTGCGGCAAGTAATCAGGACTTGTCCTCTGATAGAGTTCCGGGTCAACTGATTGGGAACCTTGCTCGGCTGAACTCTACTCAGATAACTCGGGAGGTTAGTGAGTACCAGTTGAACCGTTCCAGGACTCGGCAGCAGTCCACGGTTGGTCCACCTTTCCCGGTCTATGCCAATGAGATGATGGCACGGGCGATTGCTTTGCAGATCAAGGCAATCTTGAACACCCCGCCTCTTGTGTTTCTCATCAACCCCCAGACGATGCAGATTCAGCATCAGAAGGTGGCCCAGTTCTCGGAGAGAACCAGGAATGGGTACATCTATCAGGCATGGGGAGAGGAAGCGGTCAAGCTATCCTTCTCTTGCACTATAGGTGCGTTCACGGTAGGTGCTCCGAATGGCACTTCGGCTGGGGGTACTTTCTCCAGGTTTGCCACGGGTACTCAGTTCGCATCCAAGAGGGACTCAGCAGCCTTTCAGCAACTCATGTCTGTTCTAGCTCTCTATAAGAGTGCGGGTGAGATCAAAGACATGGTGGGGGGCTCCCAAGCTCATTTGATGGTTGGGAACCTTGTCATCGAGTATGATCAGGTAGTGTATACGGGACACATGGATTCCTTCTCTTATGGTTATGAATCCGAGAAACAGAATGGAGGCATGACTTTTGACTTTGAGTTTACGGCACTTCAAGTTCGGGATGTAGCAACACCTTCCCAGGTTGTTCGGCTCATGTCCTCCCCCTCTGATATTCAGCGTAGGGGTGCCTTTGGGTCTAATGCCGTTCGGAGCCAGCCCCTAACCTCTCCACGGGTTCTTTCTGGACCCGCTAATTCCTTCCAGGTTATCACTAACGAGATTTTTCAACAGGGTAGCCATCATGTTCAAGGGGGTAGTACCTCTGACGTGAACTTGACTCCTGTGCTTCTCCCAACTATTCAGGCTACACGAGGGACAAATCCTGTTCTCCCGGTGAATGCCTCACAGAGTTCTCTCCTTTTGAGCCCTCTCCCGGTAAACAATCTGACGCCCTTCGGACGGTAGCTTCATGTCTGTGATCAACCGACCTTATGCGGGCACCTGGACTCCTAACCTACGGAAGGTCATCCAGTACACCCCGGATGCCATGGTGTTCTTCAATGGTGACGTGGCTCTACCTGGATGCAGGGAGTGTCGGAAGAAGATCAATCTCACACCCTTCATCACAGCTATTACAGCGGACGCTTCGGTAGACCCTGGAGGGGCTTCCTGTACGATCAACCTGTCCATCCCACGGCATTTTGGTGAGTCCGTTCTCAAGGATGGAGCATTCATCCTCAAACCAGGGTTGGAAGTCCATATCTACTTCCGAGGGTACTTTCCGGTCACCAACCTCATGTCTGGTATTGACATTGACGGTGTGGATGTTTCCGATATCCCCCAGTACCCTTACTACCAAGTGTTTCATGGGATCGTTTTGAATGCAGATTATGAGTACTCTGGGGGGTACTACACAGCTTCAGTTTCCTGTGGGTCCATTCTACATCTCTGGCAGTACATCAACATGTGTACTTCCGGGAGTGCCTTTGGCCCTCGGCCCCATGGCTCCAATGTGACAATGAATCTTACGGGCAACAACTTCAATGGAATGAGCCCGTTCTCCATCATCTACTCCTTGTATCGAGACACAGCCGGTGCCGCTGGGGGTGTGAACTTTGCCCTCAACCAATCCACGAACATATCTGCAACTTCAGGGATTGATCGCAACTCGGAGTTCTCTCTCACTGGACGTTACTGGGAACGCAGGTTTGCCCAGGGGATGTACAACCTGAGAATGTACGGGGTTAGCGGGAGACTGTTTTCGGCTTTCGAACAAGCCCACTTTGCTAGGGGGGTCAAAACCCATATCACTAGCCGGTCACAAGGACGCAGGGTACTTGCCCGTGACCCCTACATCATCACTTTGTCTGATGTAGCACAGCTAGCAAGAACCCGTGAAGGAACAGATGTCTCTACGGTTCGGGTAGACCAGATGGTCCCGTTTGTGAGTGATGTTTCTCAATGGGGAAACGTCAACATGTTTGAGTCTACCTATGAGTCAAAGCTAGAAGTAGCTACACAGGCATCCCAGATTTGTGGGTATGAGCTTTTCCAGGATGTAGATGGGGACTTGGTATTCAAGCCTCCTTTCTATAACCTGGATACGAAAGCTTCTAGGGTCTACAACATCCTCCCAGAGGATATCATTTCGTTCTCATCTTCTGAGAAGGAACCGGAAGCAACGTATGTTGTGTGCAAGGGGTCTACTTTCAAGAACCTAGCTGGACTAGGGATGGACAATGAGTGGGGAGTCCAGGGCACCTTTGTAGACTTCCGGTTAATTGGTCAGTTTGGATGGAGACCCGGTAACTTTGAGACTGCCTTCTACTCAGATGGTAGGTCTGCCTTCTATGCGGCAGCAGCAAGGCTAGCAGTCCTCAATGCAGGGTGTAATTCCTGTTCCATCACGATCCCTCTTCGTCCTGAGATAAGACCTGGGCTTCCCGTCTACATCAAGGATGTGGACTGCTACTACTATGTCCAGTCTTTCTCCCATTCCTTCAACTTCGGGGGACAGTGTACTACTTCTCTGCAATTGGTTGCCAGAAGGAAGAAGTTCTATCCTCCTGGCCCTGTCACTGTTCCAGGTGTCGGCGGGGAAACTCTAAAAGGTGTTGACCTTAGTCGCACTGACCTCCCCCCTAAGCCCCTTCAGTCCATTGGACCTGATAGTGTCCCCAGAATTGTTGGATTTCCGAATGTAGTGATGGCTTTGGACCCACTAGCCATCAACATGATGAATTATCTGGTAGCACCTGACACCCTTCTTCGTGCTTTGTATGCTTCAGGTGATCGAGGGGAAGTAGCTAGGTCCAGGCTTATTCATCTTGCACTTGAACAAGGGGTATTAGCTCTTGCCAGTGTTGATGACACTTCCACTACAGAAACACATAGGGATCGTCATGGGACAGCTACAACGCACCCTGGGCATCCACAGCCTCCAGCTACAGAACCTCTATCAGAACATGATCAAAGGGAAGCTGGACCATGGTCAGTTCGCTTTTCGGATACACAGTCCTTTATTATCACCAGAGACCAGTTGGAGAGTTCAGCCAGTAGAAACTATCTTCGTAGACTCGTGACTTCACAGGGAAGTCAATCTAGACGTTCTCGGCAGAGGCGACCCAGAAATCAACCTCTAACTGAAACACAGATAAGGGATCATCGGGTCAGGACAGGGACGGCACCCGCAGAACTCCCAGATAGTCAGACAACGATACCGGCTGAGTTTGATCCTAGTCGTCCAGTGGACCACATGGGGGCCATTGGTCTTTTCACGGTCTTGCAGCTTGTACGGCAACGTCTTGCTCAGGACCGTGAAGTAGATGAAAGTTACGGTACAAACTCATCTTTCATCAACCAGTCTGCAAACCTACTGGAAATTCTGTCCAGTAGGAAGTCTGCCTTCTCCCCTAACCTATCAGGGGAATACAGATACTACTCCTGTTCTCACCCGAATCCTGATATGCAAGGTCCGGTTGAGATAGAGACAGACATGGTTAGCAATTCCATAGTATTTGCCACACCTACGGAGAGACGGTTCTTGATCAACCGTATGGTATTGCCGTGTAATAACATCTCTGACCCTAGAGCCGAGAACTTCGTTTCCTTTGAGAAGGGTACGGCAATCCGTGGTTTCAAGGCATACCATGTTCTATCCAATGATAGAGCAAACCCCTACATGGGAAACAATGCTGATGTAGCAGCCGCAAGGGCTAGTACATCTACTACAGGTACTACTAGTGAGATGGAATTCTCTGACGAAGAGGCACAGAGTAACCTCTCAAGTCCAGATCCTACGGCTACAACGGGTACTTCAACGAATACCCCTGATACCCCCCCAGCTACAACTGGCACAAGGGGTGTGCCCCATCAGAACAGGCATAGCACCGCTCCTGCTAGAGCCCGTGCTAGGACACAGGCACACCATGGGGCAAGGGGTCACACTGAGCCGGTCCCGGATGGTCGTGTAGGGGAGATGGTTGGTTACAGCATCATCTCTACACAGGACATCTTTGCTTTGACCTTCCAGCACCATAGGGTACGAATTCCGGTCAATAAGATGGTGTATAGTTTCAACGGAGGTAACTACAATTTCCTATCCTTCAAGGATAAGATGGCTGCTAGGCTCATGGAGAAGGTTGGGACTAACTCCCCTTCTGATGTCCAGGCTGCTGTCAACCTGATGACTGACTCTGGTCAATTGGGTAGGGGAATGATTAAGTTTGTCTCTAATACACAAGCTAGAACCATTGTTGTCTTCAACGGGTCCAGGATCATTGCAAATGGTAGGGTCAGGAATTTGATACCCCCAGGCACATTCATGCCTATCTCACGAACTACACTTCTGGCTTTAGCTGATGCTTTGGGGGATTTGATCAGTCAAGACCTCAATGACCCTAATCCCACCAGGGGTTACAACGGGGCTCTTCACAAGTGCTTTGCAGACCATAATGTACCTGTGAATACCGCTGGGTATCAAAATTCGGATGTACAGGCTGAAGTTGAGTTTGTACTGGCAAGCTGGTCCGATTGCATAGGTGCTTTGGAAGTTCGTGATGTAGGGGCTGGAAATGTCTCACAACATCGGGAGATAGGTTACCAGTACAAGAGTTACACGTCTCCTGTGTTCCCTGTTTCAGATGAACAGGGGTACGAAGTGTTCGGGTCATACCCTTATGGTCGTGGACTGAACATCCAGGGGAATAGTAACTTCCAGAGGTTGATGTCTGACAATGACCCGTTGAGGTTGGTGGGTAGGGACACCAACATTCAACAGTTGGTGGAGAGTTACGTCCGTGCCCTGACTGACACAAGTGTTACTGAAACTGGTGTTCAGACTAGGTTAGATGCTTTGACAAATGCTCTTTCTGAACATCACCCGGCAGCGGTAGATATGATTCTTCAGAATGCACCCCCCCAGAATGCCCCTCAGACTAGAACTCAGCAAATCCAGAACGGGTTGAGGAACATCTACGCTACTGATAGAACCAATCCCCTGAACGTCACTAACTCGGCTTACTCCTTGGCTGAGTTGGACCCGACTTCCGATCTGATAACCTGTGACTGTAAGGGGGCAGAAGCAGACCTTCTTTTGGCAGCATACATGATGGGTAACAGGACTAACTCTGGTTTCCTCTCCGTAGAGAATGTAGATCAAGCCGCAGAGTGGACCAAGAATCAGATGGCTGAAGCAGCTATCCCCTGGGGTCAGTCCCAGGAAGTTCTCAGAGGTAAGGTAGAGGGTAGAACACCTGAACAGTTGTGGGATACGGCTGTTCAAGGTGTAAGACAGATTGAAGGGGCGGTAAGCACTGTACAATCCAGTCTTGATGTGTCAGCTTTGGAGGCAGAGTTCAAGCGTAGGAGTGGTGGCTAATGGTTACTCGACTTGGAGGGAGGATCTCTTCTGGACAGATGCGAGAAGCAGCCAGGGGGGATCAAGTAAGGGCAATGAACCCCAGCCGAAACTGGGGAGCCCTTGGCCTATCCATAGCTCGGGTAAGGGATGTCTACTACGAAGAGATGAAGGCAGACCTCCTGATTGTATCAGGAGAGGATGATACCTATATCCATGAGGGTGTTGACCTTACTTTTCCCGGTTCAGGGAAGAGGCACTTCTTTGGATCAATGCCTGAGCGAGGGGACTTCTGCATCGTAGGTTGGGCAGTACAAGAGAGTATTGGTATTGCCAACTCCAGAGTCCCTATCATTCTCACATGGATTCCACCCCCTACTTGGATGGGCTACGAATGGCTCATGCACCAGGGGTACACCCCTGGTGAGGGGATGGACACACCCCAGCAACGGGCTCTTCTACTCGGCATCTCTGAGCGTACCCGATACAAGCTCCGTCATATTGGTCCTGGAAACATTGTAGCTTCATCTTCACAGGGATCAGACCTAGTACTGGATGAGGGGGTACTTCTCACCAACCGTAGAGCCAATGAGATTCGGCTCAGGGATCAGGACCAAGCTTTCATTGTACGGTCCCTACAGCAGTTTCATGCGATGGCTGGGGCAAGAATCTATGCTGGCATGGTCCAGAGAGAGGCTCGACTCCTTCCCACCACTATGTTCAGTGATGGCATCTGGTGGGATGCCCCTCTCCAAATGGGGGATGAAGAACCTCTGGGTCAAGATGACTTGGGGGTATCCGCAGCCCCAAGAAATTTCCTTACCCCCGGTCAAATCTTTCAACGGTCGGATGCAAGTCAGCAGTCTGACTTTGCAGATGTACAGGGTAATCCTCTTCCATCTTTCATAGATCCTTTCCGGTTCCTCCAGTGGGGAGCCTTCATTACTTCGGAGGGAAACAGGTCAGATTCCCCAGAGCCTACCGCTGTCTATGGTGGCAAGGCCCTGTACCGTGTTGGTTTGATTCCAGGCACACCCTCAATACCAACCTACATTCAGAACACTGTAGCAGGGACTTCCGAAACTAACCCAGATGCTCTGACTGAGTACAGGATTGAGGTTACCCACACTTCCAAAGGTATTCTCCCTGTCACAGAACAGACTGATGGCTTCGATGCAGAACGCCTCCCACAGCATGATCTATCGTCTGAACCCAACACCTACCCCAGTAGCACACCCTTCATTGAATGGGTTCTAGGGTCAGTTGTAGGGAATGATGCTTTCACCGTAAATGGGCGGGGGCAATACGGTATCCCCCTCAAACCTGTTATCTTCCTTCCCAATGGAACTGCGGCACCTGCCCTTGTCAGTGGGATGAATTCCAGTATAGGGGACCATGCAGCAACTCTCCTGAAGGTTCGTCCTCCTGTAGGTACTCGGCCCCCTTCTTTTACGTCTTTCACCAAGGCTGGGAACTTCAAGGCTAATATCCAAGGCAATGCTCCTTGGTCCATTGAAGTATTCACAGCGAACGGGATCAAACTCCAAACAGGTGGTGCTCTCTCTATCAGTGCAGCATCCTTAGACCTGAACATTGGTTCGGGTCCGGGACTTGGAGTGAACATTGGATCACCCCAAGGGGCTACCCGAATCTACGGGATGGGTAGAGCTACCGCAGCCACGGCTGGAAACGAAGCCGCTGGGGGGTCTACTGACAATGACAATTCACCCTCTGTACTCATCGAGGGCAGGTACAACGTCAACCTGAATGGTGGGACACGGATAGGTATTCAAGCTCCTACCGTTGACATCACCAATACTACTCAGGTCAACATCAGGGCACAGACCGGGATCGAGATGCAGAGTGGTGACTCCATCACCATGCACTCCAACACACATACGGTGTCCATAGCGGGTAGTGCTTCTTATCAGTTCTCGGGTCCCACGGGGGCTAACCCAACAAATGGGCCTCTTCGTAGAACTGTATTCTCTGGGTCTCTCCTGACGGGACATACTGGGGGTGATACCGACACCTACCACATGGAGTTTGGAGACCGGGTAGAAGAATTTGTCATTGGTAACCATATTACAAGAATTACTACCAGGGGAGACTTCACCTACTCCACTGAACTTGGGGATTGGAATTGTCGGGCTGCACAGAATACCACAGTACTCTCCGGTACAAGTGGTGCCAACACAACGATTGTTGTCGGGGATGCCGTAACAGAAGTCAGGGCTGGGTCTGCTAGACTTCAGGCTTCGGCCGAAGTGAATGTCAAGTCCCTGATTGGTGCCGTGACGGTCACAGGCACAACGGGTGTCACTTTGAAGAGCTTTGGTACAGCTACGGGTGCCATCATGTGTGGGACGGATCAGGACCCCCTCACAGGTATCCAGTATCGGTTACTGGGTCTAACTCCTAGGGGACAGCAGCTTGGTACTTTGTAATGCCTGTCTCCAACCAGGATATCTCCAGTTCTATCCAACTGGCTGCTACCTTTCCAGGTGGGAACATCTGGGATATCTTCTGTGATTCAATCGGGGATGCCGTAGCATCTTGGATCACTGTCCCTGCCAACGTGAAGTTGATGGGGGCAACCGCAGGGGCTACTGGTGCGGGGACGGTTCAAGGGAAGTTGCTGTTCCCACCTAATCCCACCATGCTCATCCAAGCTATTCGAAGTGGTGGTTCCCCTGGTGGGAATACTACGGATAGGGTAGCGACTGCGGTAGCTATAGGAATTGCTACCTCCCTGTCCAAGACGGCTTTGTACACCGGACCTTCAGTAGGTGTTGCCACTGGGACCGACATCTCCAGGGTGGTTTATGCAAATCAACTTGTCTTGGGGACGCTGCTCAATGCGAGTCTGACGGGTAGAAGTACGGCTAGAGGGGGGCATGGGCCCTATTCCCCAGCTTTCATGTTCTCTCTTGCCTCCGGTATCTCTTCCATGATTCTACAAGGTGGGACACTTCCGGGTACTGGTGTAGTGGTGCCTTCGGGCCCCGTAGCACCAATGACCGGGGTTGGAACAAGCCCGCTGAGTAATGTGATATGACAGACCTCTTTGACGGTTACATTCTGTATGGTAGCCGTACTTCCCAAGTGAATGCCCCATCGTCTTCCCCAGCAGACGTTGGGATTTCCAGGGATGTTCGGCCCCTGTCCGCTGACTACACCATCACAGGCCAGCCTTCACTCGTGGATGCCCGTGGGGATCAGTACAGGACAGCAATCGTCCATACGTCTCCTGAAGGGGATGAAGAGTACCTTCTATGGGCAGCAAACAGTTCTTCTTTGGCCCTTGTGGAAGACTCTTCTTGGGCTACCACTGAAGGTACTGGCAGTGTTCCTGTAGGGACTCTTTCGGTCAACGGTAGCCCTATCAGGACAGATGGTTCCCCTTATGTCATTGTAAATGACAATGGTTCCAGGACGCTCGCAGGGGTGGTTTCCATTACCATCCAACGAGGGGGTTCTTCAACTCTCTACATCTTGACGGTAGCCGCTGGAGATATCTCTTGTGCAGACCCTTCTAGTGGTGTTGTGACTCTTCAGCCAACCCTACAGACTCTTCTAGCCACAAGTCCGGTAGATCCCACCAAGCCTGCCTTGAGTCAGGACCGTGGGGACGTAGTGGTATCCGTAAACTACTGGGTGGCTGCATCTAGGTTCTGGTGGACTCGGAATGACCCTTACCAGACTCGGTTCGGGTGGAGGGGTGCAAGTCAACGGTGGGAACCCTACCGTGGGGGTCCCGTCAAGAACCTTGGGGTGCTTCTTACGGGGGTGGTTTCAACTCTCTCCCCTAGGCCAAGGGTGAGTATTAGATCGTACCTTCCTGGAGGCACGGTTCCTGATTCTTATGCCATGCTTCGGCTTGGTTCCGACCCAGGCTTGGGAAGCTATGCCATTGGGGATGACCCTATGGGTAGCTACAGGGGTGTCCTAGTCCTCTCGGATGTGGATGCCCCTCTTTACACGTTCTCAGGTTCACCGGCTCCCGCAGCGGTGGTAGGGAGCACTAGCGGGAAGGTGTACTGGAATCCTGCTTTTGTTCGAACACATGCAGGGCAGGTAATCTGGTACAACCCCCAGGATTACGAAGCTTCATCTGATGGTGTAGTGGGGTTACTCAAGGATGCTGGGGATATGTACCTAGCTCCTGTTCCCGGTCCTACAGACAGACCCATTCTCAGGTTGGGAAATCGCCGTCCTTTGACAGTCAGGGTCTTTGAGACCGAAGCTGACATGGGAGCCTACACTCCTGGTAGTGGTGAAGCAGGGGTAGCTGTCACAACTGGCCGAATTAAACTCAGTGCTTCGGATATCACTAAAGCCGATCCTGGAACATCTACGGCACCTAACAGTGCTTTCAACCCTCTCTACCTTGGGGCTGTAGTCCGGTATGACGGGGTTAGCCTCAATCAGTTTGCTCAACCGTTGAGGGCCCCGGCTGCATTGGTGAACAATGCCGGTGCTCCTGTCACTTCTTATGTTCCAGGAAACCCCTGTTACATACCTGATGGGAGTGATCAACCGGCTCTAGGTCATTCTGGTATCACACAGGTTCCTGACAAGACAGGGGCCGTTCCTAGCCTATTCAGTACTCCTGCCCCAAGGCCGGGATCTTCAGGTCTTGTAAGGACTCTTCCAATTGGTGAGTCCCTTGTCTTCACGAAGCTTGGGGTCATTGAGAAGACCACAACGGTCAATTTCAACGATGAACTATCCACTGACTACAATCTCCCTGTGTCTGGGGAAGTTGTAGTTTCCCTGGAGAAGAGCACTCACGGTTCCTTGGTTCGATTTAGCCAAGCTGATCAGGGTGAGCTTCTTCTTGGGCAGGCATTGTACTTCCTGCAAACCGACCTTTGCCCTTCTCTCTACATGCCCCAGGCGAGAATGTATTCCAGGGTTCGGAATACCTTCACGTTCACTGGTACCGAGATGTTCCATTTCTCGATGGACGGGATAAGCTACACTTGGAACTCTTCCAGTCTGTCTCCTACGGGTGGGACGTTCACTTCTACACAGGTGGCAGCAAGCATCCAGAGTATCCTGGGTAGCAATCATTACTGCCGTGCCGTTGCGGGACGGGTGGTATTGGAGGTCAAGCTACTCACCACAGGGTCTATCAACATTGGGTTCGGAGCTTCAAGTACCAGGGACCTGTCAGGTTGTATTGCTCTAGGATTCCTACCTGGATGGATGGTCAAGTCTCCTGGTACAGGGGATAAGAGTGGAAGTGACCTTAACTGGCTCCCAGACTCCGGTCTAGCTTTCATTCTGTCTCGTTCGGCATTGAATCTTGACAGGCAAGGGACTACCCCGGATTATCAGGCCACACAGAGCTTGGTTGACCAGATACTTACGTCTTCTGTGTCTCCCAACATCTACCAGTTCCTTACCAACCCTCCATTGGAAGACCTACCTGGATATGGTCCAGGAGTGTTTTTCAAGCTCATGGCACCGTCCAAGCCGGGAGATGCCTTGGGTTCTCGGCTTCTTCAGCCCATGACGGATGTTCAATATATCTTCCAGGAAGGTAAGTTCGCTTGGCTTGGGGGAATCACTTTCTCGGAACAGGTCACGACTCCTACGGTAGCCATGAACCTCGGGAACCCAGGGGTAATCCCGGAGTCTCTCTACACAGCCGTTGGGGGCTATCTGAAGGTTGCCCCTCAAGGGGGAGCCTACCAGACCCTTGACCAAGACGTGGACTTCGTATTCAGGGATGATACTAACACAGGGTCAGTGTTCCTCATCAAGAGGTACGGGGAGAGGGCTCTTTACGGCTCACAGGGAACATTTACGGCACATGCCGGTGCCTTTACAGATACCAGTGTGAACTTCACCACATCAGGTATCCAACCTGGATACCGACTGAAGATCACATCTGTCAATGGGACCGGATACTATGAGGTAACCAATGTCCTTAGTGCAAACCTCATCATGGTGTATCCCCCGTTTAGGGTGGGGAATGGAAGCTACAAAGCCACATGGGAAATCTACAAGGGATGGGATGCCAATACTATTGACCCCACTCTCCTAGCAGATGTCACAGTCAATCCTCTCTATTACCTTCAGGATGAGTCCTTCATCATTCGGACACTCACACTTCTAGGTACTCTTCCTGGAACACTTGCTTCCCCTAGTATTGCACGGGGCCTACTCTCAGGACGTACCTTCACTGTTCGGTTCGATCAAACTGGGTCGGATATCCCTGTAACTGTTCTTACGTCAACTATTCTAGGAGTGATTGCCAACGGTTCTTTGTTCGTACCCCCAGGTCTTCATTCTTTCTACCAAGGATTTGCTATTAGGGTGGGGACACAGGAGTTTGTTCATGGTCCTAATCTTCAGCGTGTGTCCATGTTCTCTCCTGATCCTGGGGGTGGGAATGGGATTGAGTATCTAAATTCCACTAGTGAGATGAAGTTCGGGTCAAATCTGTTCAAGACCCTAGGGTCTTCAGAAGTCACTTATGTAGAACGTCCTCTTTCCAGTGTAGTTATACCCCCAGGTCATGCACAACTTGATCCGTTGACCTCAGTCCTAGCTCTGTCCAGTACGGACATATCTGTACATTCCACATCTAAGGTCTACTTCGTGGAGAAGTTGATCAAGGATAAGGATGTGGCACTCAGCCCCCTGAATGGTTGTTTCACCTTCAGGAAACCTCTAGCGACGGGGCAGTTGGTTGAGACTGAGTACTACAGGGCTGTCCCTGATACTGGGGCACAATACAAGAATGCCAGTGGTACGGTTCTGGTCAAGGAGTTCCTTCCGGTCTTCATCCGTAGGGAAATCTGTACCAGGATCACTTCCCAGAACTTCTCTTTCAACCCTGCCAACAGGACGTTGGATACTACGGTTGATCCTGTAGTGTTCTCTGGGGGAGAACTCCTGACTTATGGTGTTCCTCCGGGAGCTACTGTCAACTTTGGACTTCAAAGAGTAGCTACCACAAGTGCAGTTCCCGTTGGGACTGACGTGCTAATCTCCTATGGTGTATTCGAAGCTCTTGGGGGAGAGACTTCTTACACAGTGTCTCAACCTCCAGTATGGAGACCCCCGCTTCAGGTTTCAGTAGGGGGGCCACTCATTTTGCAGGGAGATAGGACAGCGGACCTGACCATTGGTAAGGTGGTTCAGATTGGACCCTCTGTTTTCTATGTGAAGTCCAGTAGCTACCACCTAACTGGAGACATTACACAGGTTGTACTCTATCCTACTCCTACGGTTCAGGCGGGTAGTGCCTCTCCAGCCAATGACCTGGATACCTTTTTGTCTGACCGTCCTGTAACCCAGGTTGTAGACGGGATATTTACAGGGGCTCCCGCAGGATTCCTACCAAGGATGTATGCGGCTTACGGGGTAAGCACAGATCCAGTGTATGACCCCATTCAGAAGGGGGATGTAGAGGTACGTTTCCACGGTGATGTTAGGGCTTACCTGAACAAGGACCATCTCTTTGAGGTAGGTGGTTACCCCTTCATTATTACAGGGGATGCAGATTACACATCAGATGGGAAATTCACGACTGCAAAGTTCACCCCACCCTCCCCTAAGTCTTTCACTTATGGACCGGGTGTAGCCAAGGTATCTATCCGACCCTTGTACAAGGCTGGGGAATATGCAATCAAGGGTCTTGGGCCTGTGGTGCCAAACCAGCCATTTGAGTTGGTTCTTTGGGGTGAGACGGATAGTTTGGGTGTTCTTCCGGGAAGAATTCTTCTTCCCTCTATTGACTATGACCTGAACACTGAGACTGGTGGTGTGGGTCTAAGGGCTCCAAGGCAAGAGGGGTTTGGGCCGAATCAGAGGTTGACTCTTAGCCACACCAGGACAGGAGTTCTGGGGCCTTACATGTACCAGGGGACTATCAATTACCCCCGATACACAACCAAGGCACTCTATCTTGACTCCCCTTCGTATGAGAATGGAATCCAGGGGACAATCCTGAAGGGTACTTACACGTTTGATGCCCCGGATAGTTTCTACACAAGGATTCAACTACTGACTGACTTCCTGGTGGACTTCAATCAGCAGATTGCCCAGCGGTCTGTATCCTCTAACCCGTCTTCGGGGGCTGTTCCCCCGGCTCCGTCCAAGAACAGTGACTTCGGGCGTGTAGGTTCTGGGTCTCAGAAGTTGGATCTCTTGAACCAGGATCGGGCCGTTCGGTGTTACCTGTCTTGGTTCAATGACACCATCACAGCTTTTGAACAGATCGAGGAAGCTATTGATGGTCAGATCATTGGTGATTGGGATGGTAAGTTCCGGTTCCAAGTGGGGCACAACTCTCAGTGGGACCAGCCTGGATATGAAGATGACCTCCTGGGTATCCTCAACCCTAGGAATATCTGGGTAGACACCTTCTCGGCTGCACGCACAACACCGCTCAGGGTTACTACAGATGATCCTATCGTAGACCCTATCCTGGCTTCTGTGGATGCTAAGGGTAGGATCACTGGACCTTCCCTGGACCCTGCACAGTTCCAGTACTACCAGAAGCTTCAGGAAACTCTCATCACCAATGATGTTGATGACATCGTTCTTGTAGCCAAGAAGGATGCGACTGTTTCGTTGGTGTCAGTAATTGCTTTCCGAGTGACCTGTAAGGGAGATTTCAGGCGTACTGGAACACCCAACCAGTTCTCCAGGATATTCCCGGAGAGAACCGAAGTGTTCACGACTTTGAACACTGGTGTTCAGGCAAATGAAGCAACCAATGATCCCGGTGCCTACACCTTCGGGAGATTGGTGGGGTTCTCTTTCCAGTCAACGTATCAGAAGCCGATTGGGAAGTTGACTAACCCTGTCCTTGGGACGGTCACTAACATCTCCGGGTTGGTAGCACAGGAACGAAAGGCAAGGGCCCGTGTGTGGGGATTCTCGGCTACGGGTTATCCAACACTGGATGTCTCCACAACCGGCAAGCCCACGATCATTGCTACACCCTTGTACCTGGAAGACTTCCCGATTTCTCAGACCACGGGACTCCCAGACCTGACAAAGTTGATTTCCTACGGGTCTATCACGGGACTCATGGACCTCTCGACGGGGGACATGAACCTGCACACCCCTCCGTTCAAGGTTGGTGATCAGCTAGCTTACGGGGTTCCGACTGGGGAGAATTGGGAACTGGGTAGCCCTACGGTCATGTTCCTGGCCGGGACTACCCCCAGGTACTCCGGTATCTTCGTTGAGTCTGTCTTGCATGGTTGCCTTGTCACTCTGAAAGACTGTGCAGGCACATCTCTCCCTTCGGCTTTGGACATCCTGGCAGGGACTTCTACGTCTTCACTAGTGCTCACCCCTTCCTACGGTGACACTCTGTTCGTGATTCCCACGGGAGGTTTGTCTCAGGTCTCTCCGACTCCTTGGGACTACAATCAGTTCATCCAGTCCATTGTCAGGAATCTTCCTGGATACCGTGTTGGGTTCGATTTCAACTATTCTTCCCGCACAGGGGATATCATTGATGTCACACTCCCCTCGTTCTTTGACCCCACTCTCTTTGGTGTCAAGGAACTCCTAGGACAGAATCCTCCGAAACCTGGGTCAGATTTTGAGGGTGTTGCGGATTTCTCCAATGGATCTACCCGTCCAGCCCAGATTCCGGCACTCTTCGGTGGACGCACGAATGACTCAGGGGACCACACCCTTCCGTACTTGACGGCTCCTAATACTGAGCTTGACCGGCTAGGTGTCTTGGCTGATGCCCTAACGGCAATCTCGTTCCCGGATAGCCCTACCCCACCCCACATGGGGTATTCAATTGAAGCTGTTTACCCTGACGAGATTCTTTGTGAGGACGGGGCTATATCTTCTACAGGAACTTTCCCTGGAAAGTTGATTACCAGTAGGGACCTCCATCCACGGACAACTTCAGGTCTGTATCCAGTTCCGGGTCATGCTGGGATTGGAGACCTGGAACCTTATGACTTGCTGTTTGTAGAGCCCGGTACAGGGACCCCAACACTCCCTAATGGGACAATGGGTATCCTTTCGGCAGCTACGGTAGCTTTCGGGACACCTTCAGTAGTGGAAGTACCAAGGTTTGTCAGTCCTGGTAACACCAAAACTTACTACTCTCTGGTGAATGCAATTGGATGGGTAGATTCTCCAGCACATACCGCAGGGATTGTAGTCACTGAGGACAAGGTTGTTTCTCCTGGTTTTTATGTCACGACTTTTGACATAATCAGTGTCAACGGTTCCAACCTAGTCTTTGACAATGATGCCGGTGGTGGTGGTGTCTGGCCTCCGATTGGGGGCTTCAATGACTTCTTCACTAATGTCAACAAGGATGCTTACCTACGGATCAAGCTCTATACTTGGGTTGGGGGAGTGCGTGTACCAGGAGCGGAAGTTCTATTGGTGAAGACCGGGGGTGGGGGTACTATCCTGGGTTGTGTCTTCCAGGTGTCTTGGGATGGTGGAGCCACCTTCAATCCAACGGTGCTCGGGGGTGTCTACTTCACCAAGGACAAACTCATCATTACTACGGTGGTGGGTAGCCCTGGATTCATCTTCACAAGCTTTGACCCGATTATACCGGCACCCGGTATCACTCGGACAGATGGCTACCATGATTTCAACGGGGATGTTGTTTGTACCCCCAGTGGTGGTTCTCAGACGGCTGCTATCCTCAATGATCGGTTGAGCTTCACTGAGGTCTATGATCTTCGTACTGCAAAGCCGAGAGGGACAGCCCATCCTATTTCTGGTTTGAGTCTGAGTGCCCGACTCTCGATTACTAACTGTGTCACAAGCCTCTATGATGTGGATGCAGGGGCAGATACTCTGGTAAGGCTTCTGGTCAACTCTGACGCAACAACCAATTCAGGTACACCCTTCACTTTCCTGAACAATCCACATACCCTCTCTTGTCCGTGGGGTGTTGGTACCTTCAGTTCGGGCACAGGGACCATCAGAGTTCCTGCTTTTGAAGGGCATAGCAACATTCCTGTCCAGACCACGGGGATGAAATTCTCGGCTGCACCTTCTTCCAGGCAGAATGAGACGAGTCCTATCCTTAAGGGTATTGCCCTGATGGATGAAATCTTCGGTGCAGGGAAGCCCAGGATTGACAGGGATAACCGTCTTCTTCAAATCGTAGCAATGATTGGAGAAGGTACCATAGCCAATGTTCTTCCTGGAGACATTGTAAATGTAACTCCGACAAGCTCTGCTAGACCCAACACCAAGGTAGGCACCTATCTGGTTCGGGTTGCACAGAAAGCTCCTGGAACAGTTGCTACTCCTACAGTGATGGGGTCCACAAGTAAGTGGCTTCCTGTGGTATTCCCGAAGGTGGTGAGTGCCGTTGGTGGGGCTCTTACTACTGATGTTATGCAGATTATTCCTGCAACCAGGGATAGTTTGGGGGGTATGTCCACATCGGCTCCTTCTTTCGATGCTACAGGTAGGGTGTTCCTCATTCTGAATCCAGGAGCTTTGGAGTCCACTGATCCCAACGTCTACAAGACAGCCGTCTACAGTGCAGATTACACAGGATATGCTGCGGGTGTTTTCACGGGTCTCAATAACTATCGAGATGGTCTGGGTCTAGCTTCCATCACTCAGGCACAGTTCAATGCCGCTGCGATTGTAGGATGCCTAGTCTCTGGAATGACCAACCTTCGGGTCCAGTTCACTGACAAGGGTGTTCCTGGACATTGTGTGCCCGGTACTACCGTCTTTGGTTTCACTGATATCAGGCTCACTCGGCAGGCTACTTCGGGCCTTCTATCCATCCAGTACTCGGTAGCTGGAGGAACCATCCAGGGATTCACCGGGGGTGGTGCTAGCCTCGTGGTCTATGAGGGTGTCCCTTACTCTCCCACTACTTTCTCAACTTACGATGTAGCCTACTGGGGGACACCGACTGCCCTTCTTCTGGCTAACGTGAACTTCGATACGATCCATGACTTCAACACTCTCATTCCTGGAGGGGCAGTAGGGGCAACTCGGTGCCTGATTCCAGGAGACACCTTCGTTCCTTTGACTAATGTTGGAAACCCTGGTTTCCAGTTGGAAGTTGGTGTGTTCCTGGAACCTAGCTTCCCAACCCCGGTCAATGATCTGAATTCATTGTCAGTGAACGTAGTGGATGCAGGCCACAACCTTACGGCTGTAGGGGCAAGGCCCCTTGCTACGAATGTTACGGCAATTATCCCTGCCAACCATTCTCTTCAGGAGCGTGTAGCTTTTGAAGTCCGTCGCCCTAGAAGGTTCCATGACATTACTTTGAGCTTCTCTCTGGCTGCACAGAGACTTCGGTATGTCTATGAGATTCGTAGGGGGATCGTAGACTCTTACGTTACATCCGGTGGTTACGGGACGGTTGTAGCTAGGGGGGTAGACAACAACCCACTTCCAGTAGCTATTCCATTTTTAGGACATGCCACACAGCTTGGGGACTTCACTGATTCATGGGTGAACGTCCATCCTGGGGATATCTTCAGGGTACTGGATTTCTCCGGGAATGCGGTATCGGAAGCTCCTATTGCAAGTGTTGTCAATAGTACAACACTGAGCATTGCCCCACCGGGTCTTACGGTTTCGGCAGGTGCTAGATTTGAGATTTGGTTGAAGAAGGTGATTGTCCCGGAAGAGCAGTCTTGCCAGCAACTCCTGGAACTCGCTACGGATACAACTCTTGTCACCAGGACAGCGAATCTTGCCACGGTACAAGGGGGTCAGGTCTTGACCCGTAACGAACTCACGGATACTGGTGTGAGTTTCGCTCAGGTTCAAGTTGGAGACATCCTTCTGGTAGATCCTGCGGGTGATCTACGGGGACCCTCGGGCCCTGCTATCCATCCTGAACGGGGATGCCGTCCCTTTGGGGATGATGGGATTGTGACCCGTCCTTTGGTCTACACGGCAGGGAGTCCTGATAGGTTGGATGACAACCGGGGCTACTACACTGTGACGGATACTGCTACTACACATGTTCTCAAGGTCACGGCTTCGGGTGAACTTGCAGGGAATATCACGACAGGGGACAAGATTCTTGGGTCTGCTTATGTGATTTACCCGACTGTCCATGCCTCTGGTCTTACTGGAGGTATTGAAGGTCAGATGGATCTTCGGATCACGGGACTCGCAGGAGAGAGCACGTCAGATCCAAACTCTTACCTGGGGACATACAAGTCCGTTGGACCTTTCTCTTACCGGGTGTTCCGACCTTCGGCTTTCCTTTCCAAGAGGGCTGTTGAACTCATTCTGTCTACCCGTGAAAGGCTTCTGTCTTGGATGGAAGACCTTCGTGGGGTTTTCATGTACCCCAAGGGTGGGACGTACTACATCTTCCAGAGGGACCAACACATCAGTAACCTCGGGAGTGTGGCTGATCCTACTTTGGGTCTTGGTGTACCAAGTGAGGCATACCTGAGAGATATCAAGGGTAGGGTGGAAGTATCGCCATTCATCAGTTCCAATGATTGTGTGTCCATCTTGGACCGTAGGTTCTGGTGCATGGATATGAGGCTCGATACCTTGGTGCCACCATCCCCACCTTTGGCCCCACCCTATGCAACCTTTTCTATAGGGACTGGAAGACCTGTGCTTCCTGATCGGATTGATGACGTACTTGACCAGAGGGACCACCTTCGGCAGTCCAGGTACGCATGGCTTATGCTTCGGGTAGACAGGGTGAACGGAACTCTGACGAAGGTGGATAACTTCGATCAACAGATTCAGGACACTGAGAAGGATCAGGGATACCTTCTTAGGGTTACAAGGGATGGCAGCAAATGAGTGATGAACTTGAAAAGTTGCCAATCCCTGCCGGTGAATGGGTTCAGACCAAGGAGACTCCTGTTGTTAGTTTACCTTTTGTGAAGCAGCAACGTGACCTTCTGGCAAGTCTTGCAGAGGCACTTGAGGGTCAAATCAAAGAGGACCAGTTTGCCATTTTAGGGTTGGAGGAGCAATTGATGAGATTCAAGAGGGGAGGGTCCAATGGCTGATCCTGTCCTCAATACCTGGGGGGGTCTGGACCTCAAACTTCCTCCTGTTCTGGATGAAGCGAAGAGTGATATTCAGAGTGTATTGAGTATCATCTCAGCAGCTTTGGACATTACTTTGATGATTCTGGACATTGCCAAGACCTTTTCTGGGGGTGTTCTCAATCCAACCAGAGCAATTATACAGGCAGTTGTCAATGCTCTGAACACGTCTATTCAAGACATGCGTAGGTTGGGAATCTATCTCCATTACGGGGATTACTTCTTGATGAGGGGAGACCCATCTCTGGCAGGTATCAGGGGTGGTTATGATGCCTACGAAAGAAGGATGATTGGTAGGCTCCTGGATAATGTAGATCCTGGACGCCCTAAGTTCGGGAATCAATCGGCTGTGGTCTCTCTGTTCTTCTACACGGCTGGGGACATCTCCGAATACGAGAGAATTTGGGCTTTCATCAAATCCATCCTCAAGTTCTTTGGGCAGATTGCAGGGGGTTCTGCTTTGCCCGTACCGGCAGGGGTGAAATTTGCTTATGGGACTCAGGGCACATCAGTCACAAACCTGATGTCCATGAATCCTTTCCAACGCTCAGGTGGACCTACGGGAGCCCCGGACCAGATCAATCTTACCTGGGCACTTGCACCAGCTAACAGCCATGACCCTAGCACTACCTTCCCTCCGATTCCTCCCAACGGTTTCATGGTGGAGGTATCAACCATCCGAGAGGGGTTGCTTGTAGCCTGGACGGCTCCTGTAGTGTCAGGTACGGGTGGGCGAGATCCTACTGTTCAGACCATGACTTCGGGGTTCTATGCAGACCATGAGACACAGGAACCTCTTAGGGTCTATGATGGGGTTTGGTCTATTGCAGCAAGTGACGGCACAGGTTACAACACCTGTGTAACTGCTACTGGTTTCCGTGAGGGGTCTACTCCTGCCTACCTGCTTCGGAACCCAACAGACACAGATATCATCCCGATTGACCTTCTCAACGAACAAGCTCTAACTGGGCAAAATCTGTTCGGGAGGACTTTTTACACAACCAATACTCTCGGTCCTTTCTTCACTGGAGGCTCATACAGCATCACGATCAGACGGGACCAACTCCCGTATGAAGCGGACCTACGGAAGCGTTCGGACGGGGCGTATGAGATTGTACCGGGTAGTCTCAGGCAGGCTACAACGGTCTATGTCCGTGTCTACTCTTGTTCCAAGGTTATTGATGCTGCCCATCCCTTCAGATGGAACATTGTCCCTAGGCGTGTAGCAGGGTCAGAGAACGTAAACCCCTACAATTCTCCTGGGACTGCAAATGACAAGAAGATCACGCAAGGGTCCCGGAGTCAGCCATCTTCTATACTCACGGTGAATCTTCCTACGCAGAATGGTGTTCAGTACCTAGACTGTGTAAGGACGGCTTTGGCTGTTGTAGTCCTCAGTAGGTCTGACCTTCCTCCAAGTCAAGTTATGCCACAGACAGGTTTGGAAGGAATTGCAAGAGAGGTTCTGGATAAGTTCATTTCAGGGGGGAATCTCAGGGAATGGCTAACAGGAAATACTCCTTGTACTTCTTTCAGGAGTTCTTTACTTACAAGAATCACAGGGGTAGCACAAGAACTCATCCAACGTCAGGCAATCCCAGAGAGTCTTCTGGCTCCTCGGTTGGCTAGGTTCAGGTCTGTGCTTCAGTGGAAATGGTCTGATACAAGGGTAGACATCAGTAAGAGGGCCCTACCAGCCACTACCATTCTTGAGTCTCTTCAAGACTCAACTCATGTCACAGGGGTCAACAAGAACTTTGACTCCATTGGATTATTGGATGGCCTAGTTTCCAGTATAGTTTCGGGGCAAGATAGGATTGTTGAAGGCTTCACCCCTCTTACGGGTCAACCTGTTTACCAACGCTTCCATTCGGCAGGTTTTACCAACGCTGCTTTGGGGGAGATGAACAGGGTACCCATCCTGATTTGTATGGATCAAGGGGATGAAATGATTCCCCTGAGTGAGGTTGAGAATATCCGTCGCATTTGGGTGGCAAGACAGCTTTTCGATACAACTCTTCTGGAAACATGTAAGAATATCCTTCAGATCGTGGCTACTCCTGAAGAAGCTCCTGGGCAATGGTTGTCCATACGCCCTATCCCCACGGGTCTTCCATTTGTGGAGGATATTCTTCGGCAAGTCTCACAGTTCTGTCAGCGGTTGGCCGATTCTACTCAGGCAGCTTCCGACCTCATCACGAACTTCATCAATTTCTATAAGCAACGGGTTTTGGAACTTCAGAATCTTGTCAATCGAATCAAGGGTCTGGTCAATCAGATTGATCAGCTTCTTGATGTGATACCCCCCATGAAGATTCTCATTACTACTTCCCGTGGCACTGACGGGGTAGTGAGTGACCTGATGGGTGCTACATCAAAGCCTACTGACGGGCAAGATACGTTTGCTACTGGGATCGTTGCCCTGGCAGGAGGGGCACCCACAATTCTGATCGACCTGATCAAAGCGACTACTTAGGGAGAGATACCATGTCATTCGGCTGGCTAGGGATGTTTCGCCAAGGGGCATGGCAGGAATTCCGTTCCTTCATTCTTCAACAGAGACGGGATGCTCTCAAGCGTATCTCTGTCATTGATGCAGAATTGCGTAGGATAGGGTATATCCGTGTCTTGTATCGGAGAGAGGACCCAACTGATATCACTTCTGCCGTTACAGAAGAAAGAGTGGGCCTTCAGATTCAGGAGAACTCCTCTCTAGGGAACCTCATTCAAGCATACATAGCTCAAGGAGGTAATCCATTTGATATCTCCATGTTCCTTTCTCCTGACATGGCAATGCCTACAGGAGATGTCACTGAAACGGTAGTTCATACCACTGATGAAGAGGGGAATGCGGTAACTGAAACTGTAGCTACCCAAATCGTGTTTGAGCAATACCCGTATGGAGGTATGACATGGCCGGAAGGGTCTGACCCTGGTAGGGGTGGTATCTACACAGGTGGCTGGATTCCTCTTTGGAGATATCCCCCACGGAAACTGGGAACCAACCAGACCTTCTCCACGAACCTTGTGGATGCAGGGGTGCCTATTGATCGGTCCCGTGAGTGGCTCACTCAGGAGATCAAGACTCTACGAAATGACTTGGAGGCACGAATCATCAAGCTTTGTGACCTGAAGGAACAGCTTTTCAATGAGAAAAATGGGCTGATCCCCCAAGCTATGGGTGGGACTTTGAATGGTGTTAGTTTCGTGGGGGCTGTCACACACCATGTATCCTCCATTGTAGATGATATAGACTCTATCTTCTACCCAGACCTCCCTGATGGTGGTGGTCCTGACTTTGACCACCCCAGGGACTATGACCCCCAAGCCGAATACCCCCTCCTTCTCTGTGATGCCCCTACAGGGGAAGAAGAGTGGACAGCCATCGGCTAGTAGTGCTATAGTCGGTGCTGATTATGGTTCCTGGTACTCCAGATTGGGGCAATCTTTCAGTAGCCATCACAAATCTCATTGATACCCAGGTACAGCTAGCCCAACACCTGGACCCCTCTCTCCGATCCATTAGAAAAATCCCCCACATCTTTGCCCTCCTACGGAATCTAGGTGCCGGATTTTCCCTGGCAGCTACATCTCTCGGCTTCACAGAAGAAGCTAGAAGTCTGAAGCTGGTAGCCCGTGAGCTTGGGGCTACAGCGAGGATGCCGAAGGTACAGACAGATGCCTACCTGGAATCCATGGGTGGGGACTTCTTCACCCCGTTCCAGGCTGTGGACCGTCTCCGGGACCTTCTCAAACACTTCCAGGAGAAGGCTCAGGAACAGTCCTACCCCAAGGCCAAGAGCACCCTAGCCTATTGTCTAGGTGGCTTCAGGATGATCCTTCGATCTTTCCCAGGTATGGGACCCCTTGTTAGATATGTGGAGAGAGCAATGGATAGCGTAGCAATGGCTGAGAGAGTAGCTCACAAATATGCAGGGGCACTCTTGCAGTTCCCTGGCAGCACTGGGCAGAAGTTCAAGAATCCCACCATTACTATCAGTAGTGTGAAGTACACCCTATCCACTCATGGGGGACCCCTAGGGGATCTTGCAGAGCCGGAAGATCCTTCTTGGGCCGGTAGCGCCAAGGTGATCCGAATGCAGTCGGATAACCCATGGAAGTTCCTGTGGGTTTATGACACGGACAGGCAGATGGTTGCCATGTGGCGGGTCACAGACGGGAACAATAAGGTCTGGGGTCCTGCTCAGTCCGAAGCAATGAGTGTGGTCAAGCTGGACCGGAAGGGTCAGATCAACAGAGTCACACATGATATCTTTGTGAAAATTGAATCTGCCATGCACAAGCTGGAGAGGGTGTACATGGCAGAATTGGAACGCTACATTGCCGAGAGCAAGACGGATTTCCAGCATCAGGTAGATGCCTTGGTCCAGGAATACTACGAAACGGTGGTGGAACCTAGGATCATCAAAGAAGTTGGAGATGTCAACAAGGGGGCTATCCCCTTCGGATTCAAGCCTAACCCTGACTCATCCTTCCCACAGGATCGCCAGAGAATCAACTTTGTGATGAGTAGGATTTATGACACTCTCTTCACTTCACAGAAGATTCATGCGTTCTTGAAAGCCCATGGTGTTGACATGGACAACCCACAAGGGGATATCCAGGCAGCATATTGGGCACAGAACGAAATCTGGGAAAATGCCATGGACAAGTATTATCCTTCTCTCCGTTGATGGTGTTATGATATCCGGGGTAAGAGTACCCTGATGTCCGAAGACTTCCAACTGGCCTTTCCGTGTCCACATTACATTGATGGGGAAAAGTCAATCCTGGATACAGACAGGGTTACTCTCCAAACTCGTCAACCCCTCTTTGGTACGGGGATGGTAAGGGTGCTGGTCAATGACCAGTACCTCATCCCCTCTACTGGTTACTACTCTTCGGCTACATTGATCGGGAGCGTGAAGGAACCATTCCGTATCCCTCTCAGAGAGAATACGGTTTCGGTCACGACCCCTAATGGCACGGTGACCCGTGCTTTGACTGTGGGGTATCGAACTGTTGCAGAGCTTGTCCCTCTCTTCACGGTGCCTAACATGGGTCTCTTGGCGGAAGCTTCGGGAGGGAGGCTCATCCTACGGGAGACTACAAGGGTAGGTTTGGATTCCTGGGTCAATGTTCAAGGGTTTGCAGCTTCGGCTCTAGGCTTTGGGCAACAGCATATGGCTGCGGGAAGGAATATCTTCCCTGGGTGGAGGTTGCTTCGCCGTCCCATGATTCAGGGAACGGTAGAACAGGGGTATACCCTCCAGTTCACTGAGCCCTTCAAAGCCAACCCATACTTCAGGGTTTCTTACCCAGTGCCCAGGCAGTACTGCCTTCGATGCCGGTCTACGGGCGTCGAGAATGATTATGGATTTGATGCAAAGGGTGAAGCCCTGATGGTACAGGATGAGAACCTCCTGTATCAAGCTTCCCTGAAAATCATGTTGACGGACCTTCAATCCAACCCCTACCATCCCTGGTATGGAACAGTACTCAGGTCTTTGATTGGGCAGAAGGCTATTCCTGGTACGGCCGAGACAATCAAATCTACGGTCAGGGATGCTTTGGCTAACTTCCAGAAGGTCCAACAGGAACAAGCCAAGTACCAGAACGTATCTGCCAAGGAGAGGTTGTACTCTGTATTGAGTATCAATGTTACTCAACCAGAGGGGGCACCTACGGCTTTCATTGTCGATGTTGTAGTCAGTAACTTCTCTGGGGACCCTGTGAGCCTCACAATTGTGTATACTAGCCCTGGAGTGGTAGCATTGGCAGGGACTAATAACCTGTCTCTGGGATAGAGCTATGGCAAACCAGACTCAAATCTACGGTCCTGATGGTGTGCTGAGAAGTGACCTGATCTTCTCTACAACCACAACATCTAAGTTCCTGACAGGCACTCTTCCAAGTGACACGGCAGTTGTGGAAGTTTCCATCAGGGGTCAAGCCTATTCGGCAGACCCAGATTTGGTGTACTTCACAGCAACTAGCTTTATCATCCCCAGCCCTTCGGCATATCCGAATGGCTTGGATCTTGTCTCCGGTCCCAACGAAGTCCTCATCAGGACTACCAATCTTGTAGGTGCAATCAGTAATCCTGCACGAGCAATCATCAACCTGATAGCATCTTCTAGTGACTCCCTAGGTACCCCTCCTTCCGGGATTACCGTTGAGAGACAAGATGACTCTGTAACTATCACTCTCACTGGACTCAGTGATACCCGTGTCACTGGTTACAACTTCTATGCCTCAATTTCTCCCGGTGGTGGTTCTTCGGGATACTCTCGGATCAACTTGTACCCTGTTACTACCTTTGCACAAGAGGATGTGACTACAGAGTTTGGGACCATTGAGGCTAAGTTCCCTACTCTAAAGACTTCCAATCTACGTCTCTTGACAGTAGTCTCACAAGAGAACATTGCGGGCACTTCTCTTTCAACGGCTCCCGATATCAATGGTCTCATGGATGTCCCGGATAACACATCCAGGATAGATGCCAGAATCTCATATTCATCTGTGGAAGCTGTCAAGTACTACAGTTTCCAGCATAGCCGTGTAGCTGGGGTTTCCTCGATACCCCCTACCATCTCCAACAACTCTTTTGCGGTAATCGACCCTTCTGATTACCTATACTACATCACCACGGCACTCTACTATGATCCGGCAACGAACCTGGAGTTTGAGAGCCCTTACTCTGTTGAAGTGGTAGGGGCACCTGTAAACATCCAGAGAGGGAATGCTCTTGGTATCCCCATAACTACTCGTCAGACGATTCTTCAAGACACGGTCTTGTCTATCTACCGGACCCGGACGGACATTGCTATCCAACCGGGATCAGTCATCAGGGATACCTTCATTGACCCATTCCTATCTGAAGCCGAGAGGATCAGATTTGTCCTGGACTTTGTGTACAGGGCATCTTCTTTTGAGACCCTACTTCAGTTGGATGACCCTACAAACATAGGGGTTTCCCTGGCTGTATCCCAGGCACCTTACAAGCAAGCTCTAGGAAGGGCACTATTCCTAACGTCTGACTCTGACATCCAAGCAGTCATTGACAGGGCATTTGAGAAGCTTGCTTCTAACTATGGGGTGTACCGGCAGCAGGGTAATCGAGCCGAAGGGGATGCTACTTTCTACACCACCAGGACACCTACCAGGACTTTGACCATTCCTCTTGGGTCCCCTGTATCTGCTAATGGTGTCACTTTCAGGGTGCTGGTTGGGGCTTCGATTCCGTATGCCACGGCAGCTTCTTTCTATGACCCGGTAACAAAGAGGTACTTGGTAAGAGTTCCAGTTCGGGCAGACAACCCAGGTAGTGCCGGAAACATTGGTAGGGACCAACTGAAGACAGGGGCACCCTCTGGGCTTTCAGTCACCAATGATGCAGATTTCTTTGGGGGTACTGACCAAGATACCAACCGGCAGCTTGCTGTGGCAGCGATGGGGAAGCTGTCTTCAGTAGATGTTGGTACTGAACAGGGGTACCTTCAGACCGTAGCTAAGTCGGCTGGAGTCATCCAGGTCAATGAGGTTCCGGCTGGTGACCCCCTCATGTTCCGGGACTTGGACCCTGCCACTGGAAGGCATGTCGGGGGGATGGTTGATCTTTGGGTTCGGGGTGTGCAGCCCTCTACCTTGAGTGACACCTTTGCCTTCACTTACCAGAAGAAGAGAGATGTCCAGTTTGTGGTTGTAGGGGACCCTGCGAATTATCGGTTCAGGGCTGTTGATTCCAGTCTGTCTCTTTCAAACCCGATTGCTGGTATGCTGGACTACCCAGCCCTAGGTATGGGGCTCAGGGATGCTACCACGGGTCTATGGTTTGATCTGACGGGGGTCACTTTCATCTCTTATGATACGGTTCAGTTGGACATTACAATAGCACAACCGACCCTAACCTACGGAGATGTACTCCTTGGGGATTACCGTCTCAGGACCGGGGACAAGTTTGTATTCCCAACACAACCCGTAAGCCAAGTTACTTCTCTGGTAGGGGAGGTTTCCGGTACCCTGGATGGTTCTCTCTATTCCTTGGTACACCCGGATTCCCCCTTGAATTACGGTAGGTCTAGTAGGGCAGGAGACTATCTTCAGGTCAGTGGCACAGCAATTCCAACGGGTAACCTTATCACTGTCACAAGTGAGTCACATACTGTTCTAGGTTTTTACACTGAGTACCTGAACAAGTTGGGGGTTGAAAGCCTTTCAGTAGTAGTCACTGACCTAGCAAGCATTGTCACTTACAGGGGCCCTTGGGACCCCTCTGGGACTCCAGATTACACCATCGAAGAGGGTACACAGACTATCCCTCTCAGCATCAAGCGTACTTCATCCTCTGCCATTACTGATGGACAGACTGTACTGGTCAGTTATCAGTACAATGAGAACTTCACTGTCTCCTACAAGAGCAATGTCCTGGTAGCAATGACTCAGCTTGCCGTGAATCGGAAGCGGCACATTCAGGCTGATGTATTGGTAAAGGAGGCTATCCCCTCTGGGGTAGACCTGACATCTACGATTGTGTTGGTCCCAGGAACCGACAAGGACTTGGTAGATTCAAGTATCAGAGCCGATCTGGCAAGTTTCCTGGCTACACTTCAACTCGGTGCCTCTTTCCGTAGGTCGGACTGCATTGACATTCTCAGTAGGTCCATTGGAGTGTCCTATGTGGTGCTCCCGTTGACAAAGATGTCCCGGTCTTCGGGGTCTTTGGTGATGTTGGAAGACCTTACAACCGATCAGATAGGAGACATTCGGCGGGTAGATGGTTGGTCCAACTATGTCAATGCCGTGTGGCTTCTGAACAATGAATTCTCGGCCCCTACTACTATCGGTGGTGGTGGGACTTCTGGAGATTTCAAGGCAGTCTACAAGAATGACGTAGTCATGCCTCTCCAGGTATCGAACCCAGAGCTACTGGCTTCGTATCCTGGAAAGGCATACATCATTGGGTCTGGTGGTCTAGCAATCCCTGGGTTCAGCGATGATGCCACTTTGATTGCTCAGGGGTACATTACAGCAACGGAGATTCTTACCCGTAGGGCTGAAATCTCTGCTAATCGGGTGTTGGTGGCACTCCCTGTAGGGGATTCCCCCGCAAATGCTACTTACGCAGCAACATACATTACTACGGATGACCCCAATGAGAAAGACATTAGCCTTGGTGTAGCCGAATACTTCATCCCTGGTGTTATCCAATTTACCTTCGATGAAGATTCTTCTTTACTTCGATGAGGGTAAAGTAGTCCATGGAATTCACCCCTACTGAGCACTTCATCATCCAGCACTGGCCTCCTTCAGTGAGGGACTTGAGACCTCTTTGGGATGAATCACACAAAAGGGACCTTGAAGTTACCTCAGTAGCCTGTTGCAAGAGGGTCTTTGACAGCTTTGTTAGGGAGATTGATCATATCCCGGAATTGGATTGTCGGGAAATCAAACGTCAGGACTACATGATTTACGGTGTACTCCTGATCATTGACCCGGAGATTTCTCAATCCAAGGTGAGGGTTACGTCCTGTCTCACAAAGTCAGGTGCAAGCTTGATCATGTATCTTTCCTTCGAGCCATGACGGTTTGCCTATATCCCCTCACAGGTTGAGGGCTCGCATGGCTGAGACTAGACAAGAGAATGGATTGGTTTTGGACTCGGATGTCCAGAACCCGGCCCCCTTCATTCCTGTTGGGCAGGTAGAAGCGGATAGAATCCGGTACTATGCAGACCAGATTCTTGCCGTTTTCATGCAGTCACTTCCGTCTAACTACGTTGCACAGACCAACGGGCCCTACTATATCGCCCAGTTCCAGGCAGCGGCCGAGCAGTTGGCTAAGATCCAAGTCTCGGTCTTGGATGCCTACGAAGACTCAGACTTCAACTTCACTCGGCCTGAAGTTCTGTTCCAGTTCATTGGTGACTTGGTATTCCCGAAGGGGGATGTCCCGGTCATTGATGGGGATGTCACTTACCGTGAGTTCTTGCGCCAGATGGTGGTGCTCCTACTCACTGGGTCCAAGCTGGAGACTCTTGTCTCGGGCCTAGACCTTCTGACGGATGCAGAATTCGAAGTCATTGACACGTCACCCTACATCACTGACCCCAACTCGGCTTGGGGTCTCCTGGATAGGTTCACTTTTGAGGTCAATGTCTTCAAGTACCGGAGAACGGCCCCCCAGACAGATACACACTACCATACGGTTCAGGTAAGTGTCGGGGGTAGTGGTACAACGGTCACTACTGTCAACGGGACTGACCATATACATATAGTCACTGGTTTTAGGGTAGACAATGCCTACCTGGACCCAGCACTTCACACGGGTCTGCATACCCATGATCTTCTCTCTGACTTCCCGGACCTACCCTTTGTCCTGGAGAAGAATGCAAGGCTGGTACTCAAGGCACTGAAGCCTGCCCACACCTTGTATACCTACCGGAACCTGTTCCGGGAATTCCTTGGTACAATCTTCTCGGACACATGGAGTAGTAACCTTACAGACTACCATTATGATGAGTACCGGAAGTACTGGGCCAGTGCGAGAGCAATTACAGGAACACTAGGGGAGTCCCTTGATCCGTTCCTTTTCCATGATGCTTCTCTAAGCTTTGATTCGGTGCGGGTTGGGGCAATCCTCACAATCACAACTGGACCCAACGCAGGTAGGTACACGATCCAGGAAGTACTAAGACTTCCGTTCTCCAATGATCCTGTTCTTCGGCCCTACACCACAAGTCCTACAGGACTCTCGGGTAGAGCTTATGTCCTCAACGGGGACATCCTAGACCCTACCCAGACTTGGATGAGTCTTTATGATGGGGAGACTCTCACCTTTGCCTCGGGTCCAAACGCAGGGACGTATTACCTGGGAACACTCCTGGGACCCGATGGGGGTCCTGTAGGGGTAGCCATTGGTCCAGGTCTAGGTGTCCGTCCGGTTCATGGTGTCCTCCGGGTCAAGCCTCGGATGCTGACACCTTTTGCTGTTGGGCAGTCCTACACAATCTCCTTGAATAACCTTGGGGTGAAGACCCCAAACTCGGTTGTCAACGAAGATGTTTCCAATTACTTTTACGGCTCCTCTGGGACAGGAGACACCTTCCTGACGGCTTTCGGTCCCTTGGTGAAGCCTTGGGGGGACATGACCCCAGCCACCTTCCAGGATGTTACAGTTCTCCTGGATGGGGTGTCACAGGTAGTCAACACGGTCAACCCCTACACAGGGGAAATCACCGTCACTCCTCCGATCCCTCTCTTTGCCCCTAGTGCTCACACCGTCACGGTGAGTTACACTTGGTTCCCTGCCCCTGTCTTTGGGATGGCAGGATTGAACACCCCTGGACTAACCCTGAATCGTTGGTCTAATCGGTGTGGCAGGCATGTAACTTCCCCTTCTGTAGGCTCACCCCTAGGGGCGATAGAACCTAACCGTTTCCCGATGGGTGTTGTCCTGGGGATGCCCGTAGGGCATGATCCTGTTCGGGTAGGTCACAGGTTCCTGGGGTTTGAACGGGGGTATACAGCTTCCCTCAACCGGCCTTTATCACTGAAGCTGAACTACAGTCCCACATGGGTTTCTGTCCCGTATGCCGAGACGGATACGGATGAGGAATCCATATCCTACAGTGGAGAAGATCCTTCAACGATAGGCTGGGGTCTGACTGGGGATGCTACGGGCTCGGTAGTACAGTTGACGGAGTATGATCTCCATGATGCTAGCATAACTGAGCCTGCTTACTGGTCTGAAGAAGTCACTCTCCCTATCGGGACTAGAGTTTACGTTGCAGCCAGAATCCGGGTATCCCAGGCAATACCCTCCGGTGTCTTTACCGGGGTTGGCTTCGGCTTCCATGACAACAACCGGACCTACTTTACGGGAGCACTTCGTATCAATGCTCTACGTCATGTAGGAATCCTGGTTAGGCCGGGAGATGCCTCTTTAGCATCTTCTTGGGCTATCGGTCCCAGGGCCAGCGGGACCATTGTAGGATCTAACCAAGTTGAAGTCCTGGTAACAAACCTACCAATCCCATTCCCAGATGGGATCAAGTTCCAAGTTTTGGCAGGTAGTCAGACGGGAGTCTACACTGTCTCTTACTGGTCTTTGTCTGAAGACCGTACCAAGCTCACGATTGTTACCACTACCCCGTTCCCTGCAAACTATCATCTGTACGGGAATCGGGACATCACCCTGTACTTCGATGTTGAGTGGGATAACTACGCTACCTGGAGGCTCATTGCCGATACCAGCACAGGTAACCTGGAAGTCAAGTTCTCTGGGGAGCCCTCGGGATCGTTCGTTGTCACGTCTGGTGTACCTACCCTTGTGTCCCCTGCCTTCCTGGGTATCCCTCTAGGACAAACAGGGAGAGTCTTTTGGGGGTCTTTCGGCCGCACACAGACCAACATCTCTTCTTGGTCTTTCCTTCGGTATCTCTCTTCACGGGAGAGACTCATCACCAGGGGAGACTCTATTCAAGTATCCTTGTCTGGGCCTCCTGAAGATGACCCCAATGATTGGTACCCTACTACATATCATGGTTACTCAGGGGTAGTCTTTGGAGATATCAATGTCCACACCGTACAGGTTCGGGGATTTGAGTACACTCACATTGACCCCAACCTCAATAGCCGGTGGTATGTCTCGTCTGAAGCCAAGCTTTCCTCTCCCATGTGTTCTTCAGGTTCAGGGATTACATTCACTCTTGGGGATACCAAGCGTGTAGCTCGACTTGGGGCACTGGCTTATTCCATTGGTGGTACTGGCAACAAGTACTTGGCCTCCAGTACCTACACTTCCCTGGATGGACAGGAAACCTATGCTGTACAAGGTTGGTTGCGAGATGATCCTTCGGGAGCTACCAACCCTGTAGCTCCAAGAATAGTACAGGGAGACACCTACCAGATTCTTTCCCGTACTGGGGATGAGTCATGGGGGGTCAACCAGAAGTTTGTACCCCATGGTGGTTCCAAAATCGTAGAGACACGTCTCAGTGCCCAGAGTACTACCTTTGACACGGACAACCGTTGCGGTCTGACTTTCGTTTGCTGTGCCGTAGACAGCTTTGGAAATCCTCACCCTCTCTACCTGGATTTCATGGGGAATCCAGGACGGGTAGTGGTCAGGTCTTCATTGACGGCACCCCCTTCTTTGACGGCAACAGTCCCTTGGGATGATGGGGTAACCCGTACTTACACGGTGAAAGCCCTGAACGTAACGGATACCCTGGGACTCTATGTGGATGATGTCCTGGTTACAATCATGGCTCTTTCTGCCATGCCCGTTGGAGCTA